TATCAAGGAACTTCAACCTATGATTGAAGAAATTGGTGACGCTACTCTTATTGTTCCATTAATTAAAGAATACATGGAAATAGGAGTTAAAAACGATGATCTTCTAATTAAAATGGCGGCTTTAGCACAACGTGCTATGAACAGTGAAGGAGGAGAAAGCGCATTAGGTATTTCAGATGAGGAAAAACAACAATTACTTGATGAGATAAGTAAGTTTAAATCTGAGGAATAATGGCTTTAAAAAGTAAAGGTTTATTTTCTTCTCCTAAAACCCAACGTAACACTACAGTACGTGGAGATAATTTAGTTTTTGGTAGAGTTAAAAGTATTATTTTAGATGAAACCCATCCTAGATATGAAGAATTAGGGGGGTGGAATGCTTTAGGTACTATTGAATTTGAAACTGTAGCAACTCCTACAGCTAATGTTCAAGTTTTACCTACTGCTAAACCTTTAGATGCTGCATTTAAATCTTTTCCACTTATAAATGAAATAGTTTATATATTAGCTTTACCTAATACTGATATAGGAGAATTTTCTACAACTAAAACTAATTATTACATATCTATTGTTGGGCTTTGGAATCACCCCCACCACAATGCATTCCCCCAAAATTCTAATATACTCCCCCCAGCACAACAAAAAGATTATATTCAAACCTCGGTGGGAAGTGTAAGGAGAGTAACAGACCAATCTACCGAAATATTTTTAGGGAATACTTTTGTAGAACGTGGTGACATACATCCTCTTTTACCATTTGAAGGTGATAAAATTATAGAAGGTAGATGGGGCAATTCAGTCCGTTTTGGTTCTACAGTTACGGGTTCAGTTAATACTTGGTCTTCAACAGGTCAAAATGGAGATCCAATTACTATTATTCGTAATGGTCAAGGTAATCAAACAGATGAAGGGTGGGTACCTACAATAGAAGATATTAATAATGATGACTCTTCTATTTATCTTACTAGCACCCAAAAAATCCCTTTACAATCTCAAGCAGTTAATACAAATCAATATTTTAGCTACCCAGATAACAGTAAACCTACTAACCCAGATGAATATGCTGGTAAGCAAGTTATATTAAATTCTGGGAGGTTAGTGTTTAATACAACACAAGATCATTTACTTTTATCTTCACAAAAGTCTATTGGTTTTACCGCTGTTGAATCTATAAATTTTGATACAACAGGTCCTACTGTTTTACAATCAGGTGAAGTATATCTTGGGTCTAAAAACGCTACTGAACCGGTTTTACTTGGTCAATCTACCATAAATCTACTCCAGACGTTACTTCAAGAGTTAGCTACATTAACTAATATACTCTCATTACAAGTTGGTGTTCCCCCAGGTGCTCCTTTAGCTCCTACTAATACTCAAGCAGCTTTAACTAATACTACTATTACTAATTTAATTACTCAATTAAATGGTTTAATGTCTAACTCTGTAAAAACTGTATAATGGCTTTAGTTCCTAATAGTGCACTTTTATCTAATGACAATTTAATTTTTATTGAGACCCTAGGTCCTAAAAATAGAGCTGTTATTAAAACCCCAACAGGAGAAACACTTTACACTGGGGAGTATAGCTTTTCTGCAACTAAAGAACTTTTATCTCAAGTAGCAGTTGAAGCCTTATATGGAAATGCTGTTACAATTGTTGAAAGTAACTTAGGTACCCCCCCACCTTCACCTTCTCCACAACCTACTCCTCAACAAATAGAACAAACTAGGCAGGAAGAAGCATCAATAAGACAACAAGCTCAAGAAAACACTCAACTTCAACAAGTTGATTCTATTATAGTAGAACAAAGTACCCCTGAAGCTTTAAAACCTAAAGGTAAAGCTAAATTTGGGCAGCGTATTTTAAGTTTAGGTAAACAAACTATAAAACTTATTTTACCTAAATTAACGTCTTTAGCTAAAGAATATGCTATAGGAGAATTTGAAACAGCTAAAGCACAAGCCACGTCCCCAGAACAAATAGAGGCTTTAAAACAACAATTTTGCCCTACACCTGATCAATTGCAAAGATTAATAGATACGAGAAATAATATTGTAGGTCAACTTAATTCAATTGGAACTAAATTAAATACTTTAAATTTTAGTATTGGAGGTTTACAAGATATTACTAACACTTTAAAAAATCTTTTATCTTCAGTTGAAACAACTAAATTAATAACATCGGCCGCTGCTAAAGTAACCCCAGTTATACCTGGGGCTGTTCCTGCTTTATTGAGTGATTTAGAAACTATTGATGATAAGGTTTTACCTTTACTAGAAAAAAATTCAGGTAGTATAAATGCTACAGCAGTTCCTACAGCAGTAGTTACCTCTATTATTAATAAAATAGTTAATGCTTTAGGTCAATTAGATGCCTTAATTTTATTATGTAGTCCCAATTCAACATTAGATACTATATCAGATACTATAATTCAAACAGCTAACAATCAAACACAAGCAGATGTTAATGATGGATCTTATAAAGGATTTACTTTCCAAATAGAAGAAGTACCTTTTAGTTCTACAGTTAATCGTAAAAGAGCTTTAGCTCTTAATCAGTCAGGAATTGTTTTACTTCAGACTGAACTTTCATTTACTGCAAATGAACAAACACTAATCAATGAACTTAAGCTAATAATTGACAGAGACGATTTAAAAGCTTTTTAAATTCAATATTTATAACAGATGAAACCAAGTGAATTAAAATCATTTATCAAAGAAGCAGTTAGAGAAGCTATCCAAGAGGAATTAAAAGATATCCTTTTGGAAGCAGTTCGTGCTCCTAAAACTCCAATAATGGAAACCCCTGTTGGAATAGGTGGTTATATAACAGCAACTACAACACAAGCCCCACAAAAATCAGCAGCTGAAAAAAGAGCTATGATGGAAAGTATTATGGGTGACATGAGAAGAGGTCAAGATACTCTTTCATTTAACTCAATGGATGCTAGAGGAATGGGTGTAACTGCTAATACTTTACAAGTAGCCCCTGGTATGAACACAACAGGTGAAGGCTCTAAACTCCCAGAAGGTAATGTAGGTCTAGATATGATTATGGGTTTAATGAAGGGAGGTAAATAATGGCATTTGGAGCACAAAAGATATTTCCAATTGATACTAAGCCAGGAACGGCTGTTGGTGTTGCTATACCTTTTGATGCTCCCGGAGTTTTTTATTCTACCTATACTACAAAAGATGCAGTTAGAAATAATTTATTAAATTTCTTTTTAACAGATCCCCCCGAAAGATATCTTAATCCTTCGTTTGGAGCTGGTTTAAGAAATTTTATTTTTGAACAAATTACTACAGGTAATTTAGAAGGTCTTAAAGAAAAAATCCAATTTCAGCTTAATCAGTATTTTCCTAGTGTAGTAGTAGCTAGTTTAGAAATTTTCCAAGACCCAGATTATAACACTATAAATGTAGTTCTTAAATATACGGTGCAAGATACCGTTATATCTGATGAAATACAAATAACTTTTAACTAATGGCCGTAAGACGTAATATACAGTATATAAACAAGGATTTTACCGAGTTAAGAGCGAGTTTAATTAACTACGCTCGTACTTATTTCCCTACAACCTACAATGACTTCTCCCCATCATCACCAGGTATGATGTTTATGGAAATGGCCGCTTATGTAGGTGATATTATGTCTTTCTATTTGGATAACCAAATTCAAGAGACATACTTACAGTATGCTAGACAAACAAATAATTTGTATGAGTTGGCTTATATGTTTGGTTATAAACCAAATGTAACTCAAGTTGCAACTGTTGATGTTGAATTTTACCAGCAAGTCCCAGCAATAGGATCTGTGGGTTCTCAATCTCCGGATTTTAGTTATGCTTTATATATACCTAATAATACTATTGTTACCTCAACAGCCTCAGGTAGTATTTCATTTTTAATTGAAGACCCCGTTGATTTTAGTGTTTCTTCTTCAGGTGATCCAACTGAGGTAACAGTATATCAGGTTACAGGGGGTAATGATATTCAGTATTTCTTATTAAGAAAAACCCGTAAAGCTATCTCAGCTACAGTTAATACTACTACTTTTTCTTTTGGTTTACCTCAACAATTTGCTACAGTAGAAATTAATTCATCTAATATTATAGGTATTTTAGATATAGTAGACAACAATGGTAACACTTGGTATGAAGTAGATTATTTAGCTCAAGACACGGTTTATGATTCTATTAAAAATACTAATGCTAACGACCCTAACTTATCCCAATATCAGGGTGATACCCCATATCTTTTACAATTAAAACAAGTACAAAGAAGATTTACAACTCGCTTCTTAGATAGTACTACTCTTCAATTACAATTTGGTGCAGGCACCTCAGCAGATACTGATGAGGAAATTTTACCAAATCCTGATAATGTTGGCTTAGGTTTACCCTTTGAAGTTGATAAGTTAACTACCGCTTTTGCTCCTTCAAACTTCGTATTTACTAAAACCTATGGTATAGCTCCGTCAAATACCACTTTAACTGTAAGATATTTAACAGGTGGTGGGGTTAGTGCAAATGTACCTGCTAATACAATTACAACAATATCTAGTGGAAATGTGCAGTTTTTAAATACTAATTTAGTAGCCAATACTGCTAATTATATATTTGGAACTTTGGCTGTTAATAATTTAGCAGCTGCTGATGGAGGTGGTGATGGAGATACTACTGAGGAAATCCGTCAGAATGCCTCAGCAAATTTTGCAACCCAACTTCGTAACGTAACTCAAGACGATTATTTAGTTAGAGCACTCTCCTTACCAGCTAGATATGGTGTTATTTCTAAAGCCTATATAGAGCCTACTAAAGCACAATCTGTAGCTTCAGGGGCGGCAGCTTCAATATTAGATTTATATATTTTATCTTTTGATAATAATTCTAAATTAAGAACAGCTTCAGTTGCTTTAAAACAGAATTTATCTACTTATCTTTCTCAATATAGAATGGTAAATGATTCAATTAATATTAAAGACGCATTTATTATTAATATTGGAATTAATTTTGACATTATAGTACTTCCAAACTTTAACTCAAATGAAGTGCTAACTAGATGTATCTTAGCAATGCAAGATTTATTTGCTATTAAGAACTGGCAGATTAATGAGCCTATTATTTTAAGAGACTTATATGTTATTTTAGATGAAATCGAAGGAGTACAAACGGTTAAAAATATTAACATATCAAATAAAGTAGGAACTAATTTAGGATATTCTCAATATGCTTATGATATTCCGGGAGCTACAATTAATAATGTAGTTTATCCTTCAATAGATCCTATGATTTTTGAAGTAAAATACCCTACCACTGATATTCAGGGTAGAGTAGTAAACTTATAAGACAATGGCAATATATAAAATTTTCCCAGAAAAAGATGCTACAATGTATTCTTTGTTTCCACAAATGAATACAGGTTTAGATGAAATACTTGATGTATCTAATTTAAATTTTGCTGTTGACAGCTATGCTCAAGCTGCAAGATATTTAGTAAAATTTAATCAAGATGATATAAATAATGTATTTGATACTTATATAAGTAATTCTCAATGGAGTTCTGATTTTAAGTGTTTTATAGCAACTGCTCAAAGTATTAATTTAGATTATGAGTTATTTGTATACCCTGTTTCTGGTTCTTGGGGAATGGGTACTGGTAAGTATCTTGATCAGCCTATTTCTACTGATGGTGTGTCTTGGCAATGGCAAACCTTTAAAAATGGAAAACAATGGGGTCCTATTACTGGGGGAAATTTATACATTACAGCCTCATACTCAGGTAGTAATATAGGAGGTGGAATTTGGTATTACAGTTCTTCTCATCCATTCCCTATTACAGCTAGTCAAACTTTTACTTATCGTTCTGATAAAGATTTAAATGTAAATGTTAAAAACATAGTTGAAGTTTGGAGAAGTAGTTCTTTAGGGGTTGCTACTGGATTTGGGAATCAAATTGATAATGAAGGATTTTTAGTTAAGTGGAAAACATATCCTGAGAGAAGTTATGAAAACACAGAAGGATATCCTGTAGAGTTTAACCCTGCAAAAGCAGTTCAGCCTGTATTACAGTATTATTCAGTAGATACTCATACAATCTATCCTCCTGTTTTAGAAATAAAGTGGGATGATTTTATTTATGATACTTCTTCTCAAGTACCTTTAATTAACACTCCTCAGGCTTACATTTCTATTATTAATAATCAAGGATTTTTTTATAGTCAAAGCATCCAACAATTTAGAGTAGATTGTCGCCCTCAATTCCCACCAATTATATTCCAAACAGCCTCTATTTATACTACAAATTACTATTTACCTACAGCCTCTTATTGGGCTATTAAGGATCTAGATACAAATGAATATATAGTAGATTTTGATTCAACCTATACTAAATTAAGTGCTGATGCTACTTCTAGTTATTTTAATGTATATATGAATGGTTTACAGCCTGAAAGATATTATACTATTTTAATTCAAACTACTATTGGAAGTACTACTCAAGTATTTGACAGTAATTATAACTTTAAAGTTATTAATGGATAATGTCTCAACAAATAAAATTAACTAAACAAGTATACGATAAAAATCAATACCAAAAGGTAATTGATACTTCATTTACTCAACTTGTTCAACCGGTATCAGCTTTTACAGGCTCAACTCTTCCCACAGTAAATCAATTTTTTGATTATTACAATCAATTATTTTTTGATATACCTAAATTTGGAGAAACAAACTCTCATGAGTATCTTATCAAGACTAGTCAAGAATATATTGGAATTTCAAATGTAGTAAATGATGAAATTCAAGCATTAATTGATGAAATTACAGAATTAAGACAAGAAAATTTAGATTTACAACAACAATTATTAAGTTCAATAACACCATAAGTTAATGGCTAAAGTAGTAACATTAAATCCCATCAATCCTATTACGTTTGAATACCAAGACTATTCAACTCAGGATGATAATCTTATTGTAAATTTTACAATTGAGCCTACTTTTGATCCTTTACAAAATTATGTTGCATATTATATATATGATCTTAATAATAATATTGTATTTGATAATGAAATAAACTTTAATGGTTACAATATAATAGATGGGCAAGTTGTTCTAAATCCTGAAGGTGATGTTGCTAGTGCCGGGTATGAAGAAGGGCAATATAATGTTGTTTATAATTTTTTAAACAATGAACTTTCTAGTTCATTTTTTCAACGTCTTTATATAGATCAAATTAGTTCTGATAGGACCGAGATTAGATTAAACACCACTCAGATTCCTAATTTAAATTTAATAAATGGAGCTAATTCACTTATTACTCAAATACAAAATAGTGTAGGTGTTTATTTTGATTTCTTTTTAAATTTTGGAAATAATCAACTTATTATAGCTAACAATATGTTGTTGGACACTTCAAATCCTGAAGATCCAACTGTATTAGTTAAATTATATGAACCTCTTCCAATTAATTTTAATTTAAAAGATGAATGTTGGGTTGTTACTGAAGTAGCTAATACTGTAGCTTATGGGATTAATATTACTCAAACTTTTGAATTAATAGACGAAAATATTTATTTAAAGGGTCCTAATTTGAATCTTAATATTAAGGATCAAATAAATAATTCTACAGCATATATTGATTATGCTACTTTAACTTCTTCATCTTATGCTACGGGTTCTAATAATTTGCAATATCAAATTAATAGCATTTTAGCTGAGCGTGGAATTGAAATTAATGTTGATTATTCTGATTATAGTAATTTTATTTACTTTTCTTCAGCTTTAACCCGCTTAGAAAACTTCTACTATAAACTTCAGTTAATTGAAGAGTACAGTTACAGTGCTAGTTTATCTAACTTAGCAGGACCTAATGTTTATGTTGTAACTAGTAAAAATATTTGGGAAGAAAAGATTAATGAAATTATAACTACATTTGATGGTTATGATTACTATCTATATTATTCATCAGGTTCAACTGCTTGGCCTAAAACTAATTCAACTTATCCATATATTAATGCTTCTACAACTAACCCTGGTGTAGGTTATAACTGGTTAATTAGTCAATCAGTTGTAGCAGGTGAATATGATGAAAATAATAACAATGCTTTAATCAATGCTATTCCTTCTTACTTAAGAGAAGATTTAGCAAATGCTCAATATGAATTATTTATTGAGATGCTGGGTGAAATGTTTGATAATATTTGGATCTATTATCAAGATGTAACTGAAAAATGGAATGCTGATAACCGTTTACAATATGGTGTTTCTAAAGATTTAGTCGCTGGTATTTTAAGGGATTTAGGTTTAAAAATTTATCAGAGCGGATTTGGTTCAGCTGATTTGTACACTGCTCTATTAGGTGTTACTCCTTTAGGAAATGATTTTCCATTCCCTTACATGACAGGTTCTTTACCTACTCCAACAGGGTTTGAATATATCAATTCATCTATCTCGGCTTCAAATGAAGTTGTTCCATTAGAGGACATTGAAAAAGGAACATACAAGAGATTATATCACAACCTACCACTTCTTTTAAAGAAAAAAGGTACAACAGTTGGTATACAAGATCTTGTTACTGTTTATGGTATTCCTTCTACTATCTTAAGAGTAGCTGAATTTGGAGGTAAAGATAAGGATGAAACCAACGATTGGGATTATTATAAACAAAGATATAATAATGCCTATAACTTTATTGCGAATTCTGATTTTATAGGTTCTGAGTTTCAGTTAAATGGGTCTTGGAATACTACTTATACAGATAATAGACCAGAAACAGTTACATTTAGATTTAAAACTCCAAATGTTCAATCTGTTCAAACCTCCCGCAGTCAAAGTTTATTTATTACAGATCAGGGTGTTTTATTAAGTTTAGAATATTCAGGATCAGTTAATGCATCAGGTTCATATAGTGGATCAAGTATAAATCCTTATAATGAATATGCATTTTTAACTTTCTACCCAGACTATAATAATACTCCAAATACTTCAGCTAGTGTTTATTTACCATTCTTTGATGGTGGTTGGTGGACTACAGCTATTACAGTAGACGATAACAGTAATTTTACTTTATATGCTGCTAACAACATATACAATGGAAATGACGGTAGTCAAATAGGATTTATAGCCTCACAATCTATATCGAGTCCTTTAAATATTTGGGATACTTCAATATCTGCTTCTTTTGGAAATAATCAAGGATCTGCCTTTGGAGGTTACGGAATATTCTCAGGTTCATTCCAAGAAATCAAATACTATACTACAGCTATCTCTGATAATAGTTTTAGAGATATTACAATGAACCCTGATTCTATTGAATCTACTACTTTAAATAGTGCCCCAGATCAATTAGCATTTAGAGCTTCTTTAGGAGGTGAATTATATACTAGTTCGGTTTCAATACATCCTAAAGTAACAGGTTCATGGGCTGCTACTTCTTCATTTGCTAGTAATAGTAATTTTTATATTGGAAATATTAATAATTTTGTTCCAAATACAGAAACGGTTTATTTAGATCAACCTGCAGCTGGTATTAAAAACATTGTATCGAATAAAATACAAGTTGTAGATATGAATCTACCTTCAGGTAGTACTTTATCCCAATACCGCTCAATTCAGCAACAGCCCCCTGGTGGTAGTACTTACACAGAAAACTTAGCATACACCGAGGTAGCTTTTTCCCCACAAAACGAGATCAATGATGATATTATGGATCAGCTTGGTTTCTTTAATATGGGGGAATTTATTGGTGATCCAAGACAACGTTTCACTCAGGCTGAATCATATCCCGATTTGGATGCTTTAAGAAATACTTACTTTGAAAAATATGAAAGTAACTATGACTTAAACGATTATATCCGTCTTATCAAGTTTTTTGATAATTCGTTATTTAAGATGATTAAAGACTTTACTCCTGCTAGATCATCTTTAGCATCAGGTGTAGTCGTTAAACAAACTTTACTTGAAAGAAATAAGTACCCACAACCAGAAGTAACTTGGTCTTTAAATGATTATTCTGGTTCTATTGAGATGGCCTTTATATCAGGGGGTGCAGGTGGTTCAGTAAATCAGTATAACGGATTAACTAATAATTGGGGAGTAACTCAAAGTTGGGTTGAAAATATTTTAACTCCATATGGAATTCAACCTACTACGCACTCTTCACAAGATGAATTTTATAATGGAGAATTTAGTGGTTCAAATCTAATAGTAGAAAATGGTGAATTAAATGCAGCTAACACTACTAAACAAGTAAATACTATCCCTCTCGTCTATTACTCAACAGGATCGGCTACTGCAACTAATCCTTCTCCAGGCCAATTTTTCTGGAAAGCTGAACAATATCCTGTAGGAGGGGTTTTAGCACCAGATGGCCCTGCTGGTTTAAAATATATGTATATTAATGAAACTGATGCTGATGGTGTTAATATTCTTCAAGCTTTACAAAATTTAAATCCTGGAGATTCTATGACATTTACAATAGTATACGACCAAACAATATCTTAAAATGTCTGCAGTAACTCAAACTATAACAAGAACCATCGTTGGAATTAATCCAATAGGAAATAATGTTTGGCAAATTGAATTTAATCCTGCCCAAACCCTAATAACTTCTGATGTTTCCACAGCCCCAGTAATTTATTATTCTAGCTCAGCCTTACCAGTTATATTAAATCCATATTTAAATAACATAGGAAATTGGAATGCAAATGATTATAATGTTATAATGAATAATGCTGATGTTAATAGATTTAGTGAATGGTGGCAACAAGTAGATTATTCTACAGATCAATTAGTCCCTGTTAATTTTCAACAAATTATTTCGGGGACAGCTTATCCTGCAGAAGTACAAGATTCAAACTACACTTCATATCAATATTCAGGTATAAGATATTGGGGAAGTAAAAATACAACAGATGATTTTAATATAGCTTCTCTTTCAGAATCTCTTTATACTCAAAATTATCAAAATTCTAATATTGGAGCTACTACTTTAGGATATGCTTCAGTAAATAATTTTGATACAGGAATTTATGAGTTTGCTTGGGGTGGTGGCACTTACCCAGAAATTGCTGGGGGTGGCGCTATTAAATTATCCCAGATACTAAATGTTGATACTACAAGTTCTGTAGGGGTAATTTCACCTTTAACTGATTATTTTGGGACAGTTGTTCAATCTAATATAATACCTAATTCTCAACCACAATTTACTCAATATAGTACAATAGCAAATATTCCTAATACAGCTCGAGTAATAACTGCAGAATTTGGAGTACCTACTATTAGTAATTATATGATTGCCGTGGGTTCTGATTTTGAAGCTATAGTCACAGCTAATAATCCTAATGTAACTTTTAGTAATAGTGCTTCTTTAGTAACTACAAATAGTGCAGGTTTTTATACTTCGGGTAGTGCAGTTTCTGGGAGTGATATGATTGCTACTATATCTTCTAGTTTAGGTGAAGGTGAAAGATGGTTCATGAGTTACTATTCTAATATGAGATCTCCAGTAAGTGGGAATCTTTTACCAGTAAATTTAGGATATTCAAGTAGTCTTTCAGATGGTAGTTATGTGAGCCCATTAACAGTTAATGGAGTTTATGAAATTACTAGTTCGGGGATTGCTTCTTCTAATAGTTTTGGTATAAATCCTTTACCAAGACAAGGACTTACTGTAGGAGATACAGCGGGAATATTAATTTGGAAGGCAATTACTGATAATACTTTTATATTATTTAATGGAGCAACCTTGTCTGGTGTAGGAAAGGGTAATATCATTACCCAAAATGCTTCTCCTACAATTAAAAATAACCTACAGGATATTACTACAACATTTGGAACTAATTAAAAACACAAATCTAATATATTTATAACAAAATACGTATTTAAACAATGGGATATTTAAATAACTCAGTAGTAACAGTAGATGCTATCCTTACAGACAAGGGTAGAGAGTTACTTGCTAAAAACGATGGTACATTCCGTATCACTCAATTTGCTTTATCTGATGACGAAATCGATTATACACTTTATAATCCAAGCAATCCTTCAGGTTCAGCTTACTATGGTCAAGCAATTGAAAACATGCCTTTATTAGAGGCATTTCCACTTGTAACTCAAGAAATGAAGTATGTGTTAACTACACTACCTCGTGGAACCTCTAAGATGCCAGTACTTGATCTAGGATACTCCGCAATTACTCTAAAACAAGGTGCCTCACTTGCTATTACACCTCAAACTTTAAACTATTTAGGAGGTAATACAACTTACGAATCATCAGGCTATACTGCTACTATCTCAGATGTTAGAACACTAAGCCAATTCAATGGTGTGGGTATTAACACTCCAGATGCTGTTGCTCTTAATTCAACTACAACAGTTGGAACTAACGTATCTAAAACAGTAATTGGTACTACAATTAACTTAACAGCAACTACTGTAAATACATTGTTTGGTTCAAATAACTTCCTACAAGCTACTTTAACAGTAGTAGGTAGAGATTCAGGTGCTAGAATTACAATTCCAGTAACGATTACTAAAACTTCTAATTAATAGATATGTCATTTAAAAGATTTACCCCTTCAGATTTTTTAGTATCAGCGGATTCTATTACAGCTCCTTGCTGGTATAATAACACGTATGATTTAACTACATTTTTTACTAGCTCTAATCAAGAAAATAGCTCACAAGGGAATTATGTACTAGCTGTTTATCAAACAGCTTCAACTGATAATACCGCTGCTATCCAATTTTATTTAGGATTTGCTAATAAATTTGGCTCAGGTTCTACAGCATATAACTCAACAATTCCCCAATATTCACCTTCTTCTACACTTTATGGTCAATGGAAAAACCTAATTTTAGAAGATGAAAACGCTCCATTTATATTTGGTGATGTAACCCAATCTAGTTTTTATATAGTTTCAGTAGAAAGAGCTAATTATAAACAATCTTTAATGCCTGGTTCTTTAAATTTAAAGTTAACTAGTGGTAGTAATAGTGTATTCTTAACAGACAACAGTAACGATGTATCTGTAGTACCTTATATTAATGGTACTCGTGTTTATCAACTTATTTCAGGATCAAATGGTACTGCTACCACAGCAGGAATACCTACAGGAGCAACTCAGGCAGGATATACTATTTCGGGTTCATATGGTTGGTTTCTTCCGGATTTAGGAGCTATGCTTTTAAATTCTAAGGCTTTAGAGTTACCTATAGCAAATGGTGGTATTAGTTTAGGATTCCTTTCGGGAAGTGCAAATGCTGATGGTCTTAATAATAAAATTATTTTTGCTGCTATTAAAAATGGTGCTTCATTTGAACTCAATTCTCAAGAAAATGTTACTTCAGACTATGTGTTTGTAAGACCACAAAACGCCGAATTTAATTATACAACTAACCCATCATTTATCTCGGGTTCAACTGGTGAGGTAATATATCCAACTTTCATTAACAATCCACAAACATACATTACAACTGTAGGTTTATATAATGATGCAAACGAGTTGTTAGCTGTAGCTAAACTTTCTAGACCACTAGTTAAAGACTTCACTAAAGAAGCCCTAATCCGCGTTAAGCTAGACTTCTAATGAATGAGTGCTTGGAAACAATTTTTAGCCTCTGATGTAATTGTTAACCCATTTGTGGTTAATAAAGGTTTTACTTTTCCTGAATCTCAATTTGAGTCACAATCAAATGGTGAATTAGTTGGTATTGACAGATTTTTAGGTACTAATGTTAATTGGTTCCAAAATCAATCAACTACAGGTACTTTAACTACCCAATATCAGGCTTTAGTTTATAATTCAGCTAAACAATTATATTATTCAAACTTTTTATCTTCAAGTACTGGGGATAATGTAGCTCAACCTATATTAATTCCAGGAGCAGGACCTTCGGGTTCTGGGGATGTGTTTATAGGACAAGCACAAAGTCCATTATACGATAACTTTTTACAAAGCACATTAACTGCTTCTAGATATTGGCCTACTGGTTCAGGAGAACAAATTGCTGTTATTTCTGTTCCTTCTAAATTATATGGTGAATATATAGTACCTAATAGTTTTATACTTGAATATCCTACTTTAAATTCTACTATAACTGATGATGGTCAGGGTAATTTAAATATTTCAAGTAGTGCAGGTGGGTTTAATGGTTATATAGGTAATATCATCTATACCCACGGTTTAGCTATTTTAACTGATGTTACTTTACCTGATACTTTAGGTTATAATATAGAAGATTATATTATTGATAATAATGTAACTTGTTCATTCTCTTCTTCAATGACCATCTATGAAACACAATACAAGTGTACTATAAGAGAAAGCGAATTTAATTTTAGCTTAAACCCATCACTCCTATCAGGTTCAGATGGTTCAGTTTACAGTTTTGCAACTGCCTCATATTTTAGCCCTTACGTTACAACAGTAGGTTTATATGATGAATTACAAAATCTTTTAGCGGTAGGTAAATTATCTCAACCCCTACCTACATCGGCAACTACCGATACAACTATTCTTATTAACTTAGACCGATAAAAACATGTGGACTTATAAAAACGAACCTATGGAGGCACTCTCCTCCTTCCCTGAAGGGACCTTTGGTTTCATTTATAGGGTTGTTCATATACCAACAGGCAAGGCCTATATTGGTAAAAAAGTTTTATTCCATCAAAAGAAAGTAAAACTTACTAAAAAGGAACTACTAGAGTATACTCACGTGGCTGGCAGGAAACCAGCCTACAAGCTAGCAATGAACGAATCAGATTGGAAAACATATTATGGTTCAAACAAGGAAATTGCAGCTATGTTGAAAGAGGGTAAGCACGATGAATTTAAACGTGAAATTTTACATTTGGCCCCCTCAAAAAAGTTATTAACTTATTACGAGACAAAATATTTGTTTGTATATTCAGTGCTTGAAAAACCAGAGGAGTTCTATAACGATAACATTCTCGGAAAATTTTTCACAAAAGACTTTGCCCAGTAAGGTACCTTTCGTATCTTACCCAATATGGTAAATCAACTAGTTGTAAACGTAGTCAATTCCGTTTTAGGACCAGGCAAACCTACTGCTCGAGGCAATCAGGCTCATACCTGTCCTATATGCCAT